GTTATCTCTCCTTTGTTTTTGTAAGTTTTTGCTTAAAGGTTAATTAAATCTTATTAAAGATTTGCTTAAAGGTTAACTACTTGCTTCTGTTATTAATATTTATAAAAAATATGTATAACTTGACTATGGACATGACTATCAGCTTGACTATGTACATGCCTATTGAGTTGACTGTCATGTTTTCTACCTAGTCAACTTTAAGCCTTGTAAAGGCTTATATTAAGCCATTCTTTAAGTGCAATAACTAATATAAAGAGCGTCAGCAATTTATATTAGTTATATGCAATTATTCATAGAGGATTTTATGAATGTTTATGTCCTTAAATTTCAAGTAAACAATATCAAAATTACAGCTTTCGTATTCTATAGGATTATCTCCTACTACAACTATAATTGGAAAAGTTCCGTATTTACTTTGTAACTCTTCAGTTCGATATAACATTTCATAAGTTTGATATTTGTTTAAACTTGTGAAATGTGTCAAATCGACTTCGACGAATATTAGGTAAATTAAATTATCATGCCTAAACTTTATAAAAGCATCAGGACGTATCTGTTTTTTAAGGTATAAAGGTTGAGTTTTGAATTCTAATATTTCACAATTGCTCTCTATTAATAAGCTATAAAGTTCTAATACATATAGATCGTGTGCAGAAAGTTTTTTATCTAAAAAATAAACCTTCTCATTATTAATTTTATTAATATAACTTTGTAAAACATTCTGCTCCTCTAATTGCTTTAGTCGTTTTCTAGCCCTATCATATTTACATTTAGCACCATTGAAAAACAACCTAGAAGCTTGTTTTATCGTAATTGCCTTGTGTTCATTGATATACTCTATAATCTGTCTATCTCTATAGTTAAGCATTTTTAACACCATCCACCGATATTACTCCTCTGCTCCTTTTCCTCTTTTTTATGAACTGTTTATTATTCGGCTTTATTGGGATAATTTTATCCTCTTTTTTCTCTCCAGTTATTACGTGATCTACATTTACAACCTGTTCAGACCAAAGATTGCGTTTTGGTGGAGTTTTATCTTCTTTTATAACAGGCTTAGGGAGATATTTACGCATTATCTCATCATCTATAGTAGCGGTACGCAATTTAGTATACTCATTCGTTAATAATACCGCTTCTTGGATATCAAGACCCATTGCCATGTCGTTCTCCAGTACGTTAGTAGAGTTTATAGAACTAATTTGTCTAAAACTCAGCCTAGTCATCTGGCTTTTAATCGTACTCGGAATGTTGTCGACGGTCGTGCGTTGAAGTGATGTGGCGACAAACGCTCCCACACTGCGACCAACTAATATTATGTCTTTAAGTTCCTTTAAAGCTTTTTCTTTTACTTCCTTTACGTCCTCTGAATCGCTTGAATCGGGCATGTAAAAGGAAAACTCGTCAGCAAATACATAAATATACTTTAACTTTTTATTGTTGTATTTGCGGTTGTAGTCACCTATATTTTCAACATTCGCTTCTTCCAACAATTTAACACGCTTATCTATTATAGAATTTATTTTTGTGAACATTAATTTTGTATCTTCCAAGGTTCTAGCAAACATTTTAACTTGCTCACAATCTTTAAAGTGCCTTAAATCCGCCTTTTTCACCTGTGTCATATAGATGTTTATATCCCTTTCAGTAAAGTTATATATAAGGTTTGTGAGTATAGAGAATACAACCCTAGACTTACCACTTCCAACAACTCCCGCTATCACTAAGTGTGGAAACCTAGCAAGATTTAAAATAACTGGATATCCTCTAAAATCGTATCCCAAAAATACTTCATATGGCTTTGTTTTAACTGGTATAAATTCTAAGTTATTTAAAGCATTAGTGATTATATCTACATTAGCCATGTTAGTATTTTTTATTTTTTTAACCTCTACTACACATCCGTAATTATCCATTAGTGTGTCTTGTATTTCTTCAAGTTTTTTAAATGTTAATCCATCACTTATTTTTACTTTTAATCTATACCCAAAGTCGTACTTATCAACCTTTTCTATCTTGTAAGTTGTATTATTTTTACTATACAGATTTGCACCTTCCATTATTCTGTACCATCTATTTTTTATACTTTCTATATCTCTAGTTCTGTATTTGTGTGCTACATACGTAATTGCTCCTGCTATTCCAAATTCTATAAACACTACTTAACACCCCTTTTATGCTTATTTTTAATATTATAAAGTTCTGCTGCCATTACTCCGCAAATAGATAGAAAAGCAACCTTACCTACTTCATACCCCAAAACATTAGTGCCATTAAATAAGCCATTAATCCAACTTAAAATTAATTTATCTAACCAAAACATTCTGCCTCTCCTTTTCTTCTAAATGCTTCATATAAAACTCAATTGCATTTTTAACAAACTCACTTTTCTCGTTTCTCTCTCTTTTCATAACCTCTAAATATAATTCCATATCTCTAGTTGTCTTCCGAAAACTTACATCCACCTTCGGCATCTTTTCACCCCTTAATAATCATTTCTTAATACATATATATGTAAAGGTTGCAGAAAGTTTCCTATTTTATAAGAAATTTTCTTATTATGCTTTATTTTTCTTGTATTTTAAGAAATTGAAATAAAAAAAAGAGATATAGCTACTCTAAAAACCATATCTCTTTAACATCCTTATTTAATTTTTTAGCTATACTTAATGCTCTTTCTAATGTAGGTCTACTTCTATTATTTTCCCATCCAGAATAAGTTTTTATATCAATACCCAGGTATTTAGCGAATTCTCCTGGTGCCATAAGATGCTCTTTCATTCGTATTTCCTTCAATCTATTTTTTACCCCATGCAATCCCCTCCACTATATAATATTCTACGATTGTATATTATTTCCTTTTATCGTTAATAATTTAAGAAAGTCGAGGTGATTTTGTGGTCTTATTAGAATTTTTCTCTATAGTTGGAGTTATATTATTCTTTTCAACACTATTTTTACTTTTGTATGTTCTATTTTGGTTGTTTGTATCCCTAATAATAGATTAAAGAAAAAAGGTAGCCTAGTTTTTTAGGTTACCTTTTTAGCATTTATTTAAACTATTCTTTGCATTTTTCTATTTTCTCAACTGCACGTTTATACATCTCTTTTGTAATAATTGGTTCATTTTTTTGATTAGACGGTATTCCAACATTTCTACTTATTCTTTCTACACTATATTCAACTGAGTTGGATTTATATATCTGTTCTACTGCAGTAAGAAGTTCCTTATCCAACGGTTTTCTCAGAAATTCTTGTACTTCACTCGGTATATCTTCCTGCCTATTATTTTTATTCAGTTCTGTAACCATATATTCTAAAACCATAGTAAGTGTTACCCGTTCCTTTGCTTCCTCATAAGAAAGTTTTTCCTCACTGTTATCTATAATCTTTTTTATTAAATAATCTGGCGGGTTATTCATATACTCTAATGTCATTTTGTAAAGCCATTTTACAATATCTGCATTATTCTCATTTACTTCAAGCGTTCCGTCTTTCCACTCATATCCGAATGGTGTTTCACTATATCCATCAAATTTCATATAACTCCTTCTCCTTCTATTCTTTCTTCGATTAATTTCTGCAATTCTTCTAAATCTTCTTTTGTAGCTCTATTCTTTATAAACCCTCTTGATGTGCTTCTATCCCTCAAGTACCTAGCTTTTTCTCTATTTTTTTCCTGCCACTTTTTATTGGCTTCTGTTTGTAAATTCTTTTCATCCATAAAATTCCCTCCCTATTTCGATAACAATAGAACCATAATAACTAAATTTACAATTACAGTTGCTACATTTACTATAGTCATTGCCTTATCCATTTTTTTCATACTGTTTACCTCCTTAACTTTTATGTTATAATAAAGTTAAGAAGAAGATTTAAGGAACGGAAGGGGTGTTAGCCCTTCCTTATGATTACTTGTTTAAGATAAGTATTAGATTTATTACAGCTATTAGCAAGTTTACTAGGCAAGTTATTAACTGTATTAAATCTTTAATGTTTGTTCCTTTTTTCTTCTTCTTTTTGTATGCCAACTTTATCACCTCCTTTAACTATATTATACTATCGATAGTATATAAAATCAATACATTTTTGGAATATTTATCAAAGAGTTTTTCGACATTTTAAGCATAAAAAAATAAGGTAGCTCCTAAGTTTTACCCTAGAAACTACCTTTAAACTACAATACATCTATATAATCACCATGTACATAACCACCATGCTTAGAATAGTAAACGTGTATCCAATCCCCTTCTTTTCTATAAAGCCTTACTTTTTCACCATGTTGTAAAACGCCTAGTATTTTACTATTAGTGGATTTATCTTCTCGTACATTTAAACCGTCTTTGGCAGTAATAATACCTACCTTTCCATCTAAATCAATCCAGCCAGTTGTAGGCGGTTTAGGTTGTGAGCTAGATATAACCTGTCCTGTAATTCCCTCAGCTATAGCTTTACCTATTGCGTCAGCTCCTAGCTTTTTATATAAATCTACATCAGCCTTGCTATCTACGAAAAAGCACTCAATAATCATTGAACTATAGTTAATTGAGTTTAGTTCTGCTAGCCCTGCCGACTCCTTAATTCCCCTATTTTTAAATCCTAATTTACTTAGGTTATTGCATATCCTTGTAGCTATATTTTGGGTATACGAATCTCCAGGATAAACCCAAACCTCTGCCCCTCTAGCTGTTTCTGTTGGGGGCTCTGCTGCATTTAAGTGTATAGAGAAAAATAAATCTCCACCATAAAAGTTAGCCTTGTTTATTCCATGCATTAACTCTGTATTTCCATCTGGAATGTTAGGTGGTGTACAATCAGTTAATTGCTGCCCTACCTGTTTTAGATATTTAATAACTGCTTGATGTATTTTTCTATCTTCTGTTACCTCATCTATATAATATTTACTTCCTGGACATGAAGGGTTGTGCCCTGCTCTATGCGTTATATTCATGCTTACTCCTCCTTTCTAATCTCTTTCTTATTACCTTCTTTAAGCTGCAATAATGCTTCTTTCATCTTCTGTGGTATAGGCAATCCTAAAGAACCACAATTCTCTAAAATAGACAAACCCTCATTTGCTATATAAAAATAACAAACAAGGGTTCTAAATATCCATTTATCAACATTCAATAATCTATCTAAGCTTACTGCAACTATTAGCACTACAAATATAACGCCTTTTCTAGCAATGCCTTTAAGCCCTATATCACTGGATAATTCTTTATTTAAATATGCCCTTATCCAACCAGTGGCGTAATCCAAAGCCATTAAAGTAATTAATATCTGTAATGCTAAATCCCATGTTCCAAAGAACCATGTCAGCCCTGTTCCTATACTTGCTACTATTGTTTTTATTAAGTTTTCTTTTTCCATGTTACACCTCTCTTAAAAATAGGCAAAATAAAAAGACTTGTTACAGTCTGTTTCTTTGCCTTTATATTTATACTGCTCCGATTAAATTATATATTTTTCTTAATTGTTCTTGTGTCCACACTTCTTGGTGGAATGAAATTAAAGCTTTGTCATTAGATAGAACCTTCATAACATCATACCCTATTGGTGAGTCTGTTGCGATACCTTCATCATTAGAAAACACCTTTCTCCCCTCTTTAGCCGTCCCATCATGCAAAACTATTATTTTCCCTAACATACCAACAGGAGCAAATTCTTTTCGTTCCTCCCTTGGAATATACTCCTTAGTGTAGTCATAATCAGGGTTAAGTTTTGGGTGCATTTCCTTTCTCTCAGGCATAACCTCTATAACTTCAATAGTTTCGTTACCTTCTTCATCATAATATTTTCTTTCCTCTGTTATAGCTGGAAGTATAGCCTCTTCATAAACAGGTCTTCCCCATTCATCAAGCAAGTATTTACCTTTCCACTCATGGTGGTGGGAGTCACCTATTATAGCTGGGTTTGATGATATGACTCCAAAAATTTTACATTTAGAGTCAGCCAGTGAAATTTTTTCACCTGTTAACTGAACAAAACGTCCATAGTATTTCTCGTTATTAGGGTTCCCGTCAACCCATTCTGTCAACTCAGCATAATCCGCGCCACTCGAACTGTATGAGCCTCCTGCTTTAGTCTCACCAAATTCAGTAACTCCAAAGATGTTTTTCCTATTAGCACTCCCTCCGCCGTTTCCAATAGAAAACATGTAAGTTTTTGTGTTGTCATTAAAGCGTCCTACAACGGTTGAATATGATGTTTGTTGTATTAATTCGTATCCAAAGGCATAGCACCAAGGTCTTTCACAATGGTTATTTGCTCCCATTGTACCACTGTAATTCGCATCAGTTATGCGGTGCCCAACTCCTGAAGCAAAAGTATTTGAAGCTCTAATCTGTGTCGAGCTACCTCCGCATATATTAGAATCACCTATAACAATTCCATTAGCTCCAGCAACGAAGTTTTGTGCTCCTTGAGAAATGTTGCTTGTCCCAAAAACAGCCCCATAACCTCCAGTAGCATTATTACCGCTACCGACAACTATGCCATAACCAGTGTCAGCTACATTCCGTTGTCCACTTATGACATTGTAAAATGTTGAACTTATGTTGTCAGCGCCTAGAACTGTTGATAATGCAGAAAAGGCGAAATTTCTATCACCTACTAAGTTTGAACCATTTGAATTATTGTCCCTTATCTTGAAAAGAACATCATTCACCCCAAAAGCGGAGTCTAGTTCTCTGTCTAGCGTCACTCTGCTAACTGTAGTGTAATTCAATGTGGTTGTGCTTATTGCAGTAATTGTGTATGTTCCTCTAGGACGGTTTTCCTCTGCGACACCTTGTTTGATAATCTCTACTTCAGCATTTAGATATTCGTCATTGCTAGATATTGTTGGGAATAAATATAATTCCTTTCTATCCGTTAAAAGGTGAAATATCTTAAAAGCTTTAGCCGACTGGATATTACCTTTCCCTATTGTTACTCCTTTTGAAACTGTCATTTTATTATTTATACCTATAACCCCAAGCGCAACACCATCATTGCTACTTTCTAATTCTGGTATCAACGTCACCTCATTGCTATTACCTACTATGATTGAATTTTGTAATCCATTAGCTTTATTCTTTGAACCGCTTATTATTGTATTTTTACTTTCCAATACGTCGTTTTCTTCTCCACCTACAATATTCCCTTTCTCTTGCACAATCGAATTTATATAATCTAATCTTCCTTGAATAGTTTTATCTTCTGTTGTTTTGATGTCTTCTGCGGTTAAAATAATTTCTCCAATCTTTCCATTCACAGACGCAACCTTACCTTCTCCATCTTTACCTTTAAGAGAGTTTAGGAAATCTTCTTCTGTTCCTGTGTTCCCTTGTGATAACCAAATTTGATAAGTGCTTTTACCATCTTGACCGTCTTTGCCATCATTGCCAGGCAATCCATCTTTTCCCGGTATTCCTTGTTCACCTTGTAAACCTCTTTCGCCTTGGGTGCCTTGAATACCCTGCTCTCCACGTTCTCCCTGTTCTCCTTTTATTTGTCCTACATTAAGCCATTGAGTACCATCCCATAAATATAAATCTCCAGCTACAACATAGGTATCTCCTATTTGTCCAACAGGATGTGCTTGTTGTAGTTCCTTTAAGGTGTTGTAACTACCTTTTATATTTATTCCTGTTCCTGCTTCACCCTTTTCTCCTCTTTCTCCCTGTTCACCCTTCTCACCACGCTCTCCTTTTTCTCCTTGAGCACCTTGCAGGTCTACATAGATATATTCTGTTTCATCTTCACGTTTAACGCCTAGCCGAGTTCCTTGCCAAACAAAGTTAAGCCCAACTCCTGCTTTTCCTGCGTTGGTTTGTAACCAAATTATCATGTCCGTAAGTGCTTTTCCTCTTATGGCATCATTTAAGTTTGTGTTGTTAATATCTCCAATTTGAGCTTGCAACTTTTGAAGCGCTGGAGTGTCGTTAGGGTCTATTACATTTTCACCAAAGATTGCTTTACGACAATAAAAAGAGAATAACGTTGTAGTTAATACGTTGTCCTCTTGTTTTATTCTTACTTCTGCATTAAATCTACCATTCTTAGTAATTGTGGTGGGTAATAATAAACATCTTACACGCCCTTCTTTTGGGTTAATTATAGATACTTCTTTAGTTTTATCTTGAACAACAATATTTCCATCTGGTCTATTAAATGCAATCTCTATATCTACGCCAGTAAGGTCGTACGGTTCAAACCCATCCATGACACGAATATTAAATACACTTGTCCCTTTATCTGCCTGTACAACTTCTATCCCTGCATCTTGTTGTGGGCGCTTTATGTCTAATAATATATCAAATTCTTTTAATTTCACGTTACCACATCCTTTTAAGTATATATAAGCCCATACTCTGCCAATTTCTGTACTAATGTATTAAACCTATCCCTTAGAACTGTATCACTAGATGCATAAGGTGCATACTTTTGGTTCTGCGGTGACTTACCAAAAAAACCTATACTTCCTTTTAAATTAGTGCTCCCATTATTAGTGAATCCATTAGTTGTAAACCCATTATTGAAATTTACATCTGATGAACTAAAGTAAGCTCTGCTATTAACGGTTAGCGAGCTTGTTGTAACACTTGATACATTTATACTTTTTGGTACTTCTGGTGATGGTTCTACTTTGTGGTTAATGGAACCTAGAATAATATGTGTCCCTGCAACATCTGCTAAAACGACTCTATCTCCTTCACTAGGATGATAGCTACTTAAATAAGCATACTCTTTTTCGCTTGGGGTTTCTTCCCCATCAAAAGTTATCTGAGCAGTCCCGCGACCAAACAATTTTGTAACTGTAGCTAATGTAAATTGGCTTTTCTGTTCGGGTTGGTTTTCAACCATTTCTTCTGTTGTTATTACCTCCGCCATGTTAATACCTCCTTTATATAAAAACTACTCTACGACAAGAATGTTCCATTCCACCATCTAAATTTATTCTCCAGTTTGTTTCAGTAAATTTTGAACTTACATTCATGCCTTGGTGGTCTACAAATAATAAATCCATGTAACTATGATGCGGCATTATAGCCGTCTTAAATGTAAATTTCCCATACACTTGACTAGCCTCATACGCAATCCTCTTCGTATATGCATCCAATGTAGCTTGGTCTGCTATATCGTCCACTTTATCTACATCAACTATCATTCGCCCTCTATTTGGTATTGAAGTTAAGGAAGATAGAGAGTTGTTTTCATATTTTGATGTTATAGGCTTTACCTCCGGATTAGAAAGTGTTCTAACCCATTTATTAGGTGTAGCAAATACGTCTAACTCTTCCACACTATCGGGGTGAATTATACTTAATTCGTTATCTCTGTAAGTGTATTCTGTATCTCTTTGCGAAGGGATAACATAAGGGCTTGCAGTAAATATACCATTTTCATCAACCCATATTTGGTTATAATTTAATTCTTCTAAAAGCTCATTTATTATCTGTATCTTTGGTGTTCCAATTTCATATTCTTTATCTATGTTTATTGTTAAATTTGAAGGTGTTAAAGATACTTGATGTATTCCCGCACCATTAATTATGCTTGTTATGGCATCTATATACTTTGTTCCAGTTCTGATTAAATGTCTTTTGTCAACTTTATCTTCTCTTAGAATAGTTGTCTTATCATATAATTCTAATTCTCTAACAATATAGCTACCACCATCTTTTCGAGTCGGTGATGATATAAGAAATACTCCCATATTCCAACTAGCGTAACCGCCATCTTTCATTTTTAAATGGAATACAGGTCTTACTCTGTCATTTAGCCAGTCTATATCTTTGAACTGGATTTCTTTAACTGTAAGGTTTGCCATTCTCTTTATTTCTGCTAAAGAGTCAAAACGTATGCTGCCTGTTGGTAGGGCTTCAAGTTCACCTATCTTAACATCAAAGCGGTTTAGTAAGTCCAAAGAAAAATAAGTTTCCCTAGATCCATTTGCATAATGAAGTTGTTTTATTACTTCTTCTTTTGTGTATCCATTTACCGCTAAATTAATCAAGACAACTACCTCCTTCGTTATAGTCCGTTTCAGTTATAGTAAATTTCACACTATAACCGTCTAAGTCAGTTACTCCTATGTCTAACCCTTCATCTACATTTCCAAAAATACTTATTTTCTTATCTCTATAAAGAACAGTTTCTTTTCGATTATATATTTCTATAAATTTATATAATTCATTTTCTTTCAGGTAAAATGTGAAGCTGTAAATATTATTTTTAAATGTTGTATAATCCGTTACTGGGAATTGTCTTCCTGTGTAATGCTGCTTTGTACTTAAGTTGCTTAGGTTCATGTTCTTTTCTGGTCTACTATTTAAGTTGCTCTTTAGCTGCATATAATCAGCAAGGTTGCTTGTTGGTGCTAGTGTTGAATATTTCAAATAAGCCTTGGTCATAACCTTTTGACTATCTACAAAAGTTTCATCTAGCACTACACGAATAAAATATTTATACTCTGTATCTCCTTTTACTGAGTAATCTCTATATTCATACTCATTTGTTTTAGCTATACATTTATAATCTTCACTATCTTTTTCAGCTCTAAAAATTAACAAGTAGTCGCTAAAGTCTTGATCTATTCTAACCATTAAGCCATCATTTATATGGTATATATTTAAATTCGGTGGACTAGGCTTGTTTGTTTCTACTTTAAATTCTTTAGTCCCCCAGTTAGAGAATAGATCAAACTCATTCTTAATACGGACACGTGCTGTATATGCCCCATTTTCTAAGAAAGTAGTAACTTTGTGACTTCTATTGCTAATTGATGGAACTGAACCACTATCATAAACAATTTTATTATTATCTAAAATTTGTACTTGATAAACTTGTTGAAAGTTAGCCGTCCATGTTACTGATGGCCTAGCTCCTTGTTGCGTTATAGAAACAACTGGAGCAACAGGTAACCCGATAGCGCGAAAAGTAAGAACTTCACTCCATGGGCTCCATTCATTAAATTGGTTTTTAGTACGTACTTTCCATTCTATACGACCGCTTGGTAAAGTGTTTGCTGGCATAACGTAGAACTCACTTGTAGTTGTGCGTGACACAGTAGTCCAGCTACCTAACTCATGTTTCCATTGAAGTTCAAACCCAGCCTGTGCATCTGGCACTAAAGTTTTATATTTCCATTTGAAAGTTACTTCTTCTACATTATTTACGTAGTTGCTATTAGGTTCAAAAACTGTAGGCTGTAATGGTGGGATATCTTCATACGTTATTACGACATAAGGTTTATTATTAGATTTTGTAGAATTTATGTTGTACTCATAATTTCTATAATCTTCTGACCATCTTGGTTCAATATAAAATCCATTTTTCATACTGGCCATGTTTTCTTTTCTATCAAAATACTGACAACCAGTTACTGCAATAGAAATATCTATCTTACTATACGTACCTTCTCTTTTGAAATTAACTGGTGTCGTCCATCCCGAAAATGGCTTTGATTCTTCTTTTAAATTATAACCGTTAATAGCTTTGGAGTCCCAATTGCCTTCAAACCCCGCAATGCTAAAGTAACAGGATTCATCATATTCCCACTGAGTTCCAGTTACAACGGCATACATATAAGCGTCTATAATTTTTTTAAACTTTAATTCTGAAAAATCAGCCTTAAATAAACTCATATTGACATAGTCGTCCCCTTTGCTGTCAGTTCCACCGTCTCTATACTTTAATAATAGTTGAATTTTATCGCTGTAATTATTCCTCGTTTTCCATTCTGCCCATTCGTTAAAAGCACCATCAATATAAGTATCTTCTGTAATTTCATATCGTTTTGTATACTGTGCCATCTTTTACCCCCTTCCATAAGCCCTTGAAGTCTGCTTATACTCTTTAGCCATACGAATAACTTGATTAAAATCATCTACATTTTTGGCGTCTATGGTTATGTTGATTGTATCTCCACCAAAGCCACCATTACCATTTACATAAGGGTTTTGGCTTGCAGGGATGATTGCTTCATCTTTGTGTAGTTCTGCTACATAGCGGTCGTGAGGGACTCTTCTTAATCCTGTGGCGTGTGAACCTTGTACATTTCTAGGTGCTTGTTGTGCATTTTTCTTAATGTCTTCTACTTGCTTATTAGTCTTCCCTAGTATAGAGTCTATAAGACTGCTTGCCTCGCCACCTTTACCAGTCAATACAGTTAATAATCCTAATACTAAAGCTAGCGCCGACGCAACACCTAGTATAGTTATAGTTATCTTAGCCATCGTTAAGTTAGCACCAGCAAATACCGTGTTAAAGGTACTAGTCACTTGTGAAGCACTAACAATCGCCTTCATTACACTACCTACCGTAAAAGCTAATGCTCCTGCTATAGATATAACTACTAATAAAGGTGTTGGTATCTTAGATATACCTTTTAGCAATAAAGATATTGCGTCAATCACTGGAGCAAATGCTCCTCCAACCTCTATTAGAGTATTTTTCATAGCATTTATAGAAGCCGAGAACTTTTCACTTGGCACTTGCAGTTTATCAAATGCTTCTTTAGCTGTTCCATTTGCATTAGTGATTTCTTGGACGTTCTTTGCATAGTTCTCAGCACCTTTACCAGTTAAAATAAACATAGAGTTCAGCCCTTCTACTCTACCGAATAACTTAGCCATTGAGTCCGAGTTCCCTCTAGTTTTCTTCTGTACATCTTCTAAGAATCCGCTTAAACCTTTACTCTGTAATGCAGTTAAATTAAATTGTAATCCTAATCTTTTAGCCTCTTCTTGTGCTTGAGAAGTTGGTTTAATAACAGCAGCTAAAACCCCTCTTACTCCAGTTATAGCTTCACTAGCACCGACACCAGCTTGTGTCAAAGTGGCAATTGCTGCTTGAACCTGTTCTAATGGCAATTGAGCCGTAGCTGCTAGACCTGCTATTGCTCCGAAACTTGAACCTAATTCATCTATAGTAAGCTTTCCTAATTTCTGAGTCATAATTAACTGATCTGTTAACTTTGTGCTTTCCTTTGTACTTAATCCGTATGAATTTATCATTGTTGTTAATATATCTATCGCTGTTGATGTATCAGTGAATCCAGTCTTAGCTAATAGCGTAGCATCATTTAACAGATACATAGCTTCAGAAGATTCTATTCCAGATGAAAGGGTTTGATACAATCCATCCGCAACATCGGCAGATGCTTTATTGAATTTATTAGATGTTTCAAGTACCTTTTTATTTAAATCCGAAAAGCTTACTTGAGTTTCGTCCAATATAGTTCTAGCCTTAGCCATATTATTATCAAAATCACCCCTAAACTTTGCTCCTGCTATCCCTATACTTGCGAAAGCTAATCCAGTCTTCTGGAACTTACCGCCCCACTCATCCAGGCTAACTCCCACAGCGTCAGCACCTGCTACAAAATCCTGTAATTTAGCCTGAGCCTGTCCAAATCGAGTAGATTGCTGTTCTACTTCTCTATTAACCGCTTTTAACTGATCTTCCAGTCTAGCTAGTGCAGTTTCTGCGTTGTTTAGTTCTATTGTTTTATTAGCAATTGCCTTTTCATTCTTATTTTCTGCATTGCTTAATTTTTCAAGCTGTCCTCTTAATATATCGACTTTATCCGCTTGCAACCTAGTTTGGTTGGCTAGCTGTTCCTGTTTTAAACCTAACTTGTCTAGTGAATTTCCAGTTTGATTAGCCTGTTCCATCTGCTTTCGGAAATCCGAGTTCATTACTGCCATTTGTTTAGATACTTCCGACACTCCACTAGTTACTTTAGAATAATCGAAGTCTAAGTAAATACTTCTTCTGTAATCTTTAAATCCAGACATTGTTTCACCTCCTATACAAAACCTTCTAAATCTCTCATACTGCTTATAAACTGAGGCTTTGGTTCAAATACATCTTCCCCATTCTTAAACTTCTGCCATTTATCGACCGTCCATGAAACTCTACTAAAGCTATTTCTAAAAAAGCTTTCTTCACTTTGTTTCATTAGGATTACATAGTAAAAATATAGTATTTCTATTGCTTCGCTTATTGTTGTTTCTGATACTTCAGCATCACATCCGCCCTCTCCTGTACTAACTTTTTTAACTGTTCGCTATCAATACTTCCTATGTTTTTATTAAAAACTTCTAAAACTTTATTCATTAATGGCAATCCTCCACCCATTATGATAAATTGGCACTCCTCAAGAGTTATTTCTGGGTGTAATAATTTCATGCCTGAATATAAAATCATTGCAGTTAAGTCATATGGCCTAGTTTCATATTCCTTAAGTATATCTTTTATTTCTCCAAATTCTTGAATCAATAAGATCATACTTTCTATACATATCAAGCACTTTTTACTAGTGCCATCTGCAAAATCTATTATCAATGGATATTGTGGTGCTACCGCTACTCTTTGTAACATTTTTCTCCTCCTAAAAAAGAAAAGCACCTACATAAGTAAGTGCTTTTCTTCAAAATTTTATTGACGCTTGTTTAATCATTTCATCTTGTTGTGTAATCTTTCCCCATTCAGTTCCGTATAATACATTGGTTTTTACTGTTGTTTTAGCAACAGGTGCTCCGCTAAAATCTATAAGATCTATGACTATAGTGTCAACTCTCTTAAATACATTATGTCTTTTACTCAATCTACTATATAAAGTTCTTATGTTTAGTATATTGTCTATCTTTGCATCACTGTTAACTATAACTTTGCTGTAAACTACTTTAAAATCACTATCACTATACCTAAAATCTATTACTTCATTATAACCAAATACATTACATATCTCATTTTTTATAGTATAATCATTTAATCCTTGTCCTTTAAAATAGCCGTATCCTACCAATGCTATAAATATTATTGACCCTATTACTACTTTCTTTTGAAAGCTCATTTTCTTCATAAAAAATCCCCTCCCCTTACTTAAATTTTACAATTTTATAAGATTAAAGTAAAGGAATAGGGTTTTATTTTATTTCCCTAAATCTACGGTACTCCCAGCGCTCCCTGGAACTGTTTTAAACCAATTATCTTGTTTTTCTTTTGTAAAATCACTGTCCGCACTATCCGCAAACTTTCGTATCTCAGTGTCGTGCTCTCTTGGCACGAACTCTATCGTCACACTATCCGTCGAAAATTTTATGTTGTCGTCCTGTTGCTGAACAGTTGATGCGTACGGTTGTGGTCTGCCTTTAAGTAGCCATATATATTCCGCAGTATTTCCAGTTTGTTCAACCATGTAACCCAACGCAATCTCCTTAGGTTCGTCCCCTGCTTTTTCGGTTGCCACTCCGTCCACATATTCAATGCCTAATATTTCTGTTCTAACGTTAATAGGCAACTTATTTATGTCTGCCACTACTGTAAGTCCTGTGAGTTTCCCGATAGCTTCTTGCTTTACTCCGTCTCCATATAAAGTCCCTGTTGCAACAGACGGAGTAACTTGTATTTGCATTGCTTTTGCGAAAGATTTTATCGGGCCATATTCTATACTTTCTAAATCATCTTTCATTACAATTGAATAGACCATATTTTTTACGTTTATTCTATTTGCTTTCTTAACTTCTGCCATTATATTACCTCACTTTCTATATAACTAAAAGTCATAACTTTGTGGTATAACTTCATTGCCCCTAAATCCTCAATTGTGTCAGCCTGCATTGAGTCGGGTACAAACCCCTTTGCTTTCATGAGTTTTTTAATTTGTTTTGCTAGTTGGGTATAATCTGTCGTGGAGAAAATATCTATCTGACAAGTCCCACCCTCTAGTTCTTCTTCTCCGTCTCCATACAGAAGACCGCCTTCATCAAAAAAATGAAAAGAGACTGCGTGACCGCAATCTCCTATTTTAGGGCGTGTTTGCCATTCTATTGGTATCCCTAAGGGTTTTAATGTTTCGTATACTGTATTAATCATCCTAACCACCTACTTAACTCTTCATCTATAATAGCTTCTATTTCAGCATCGCTTTCCGCAATACTTCTATCCATGAAGTGTGTGGCATCTGTCTTGTAAGTGCCATCATTTACTAGATGCCACTTACGACCAGTCTTTTTACCACCTCTTACTCTTGCTACATAATCTCCGTCTTTATCTTTACTTACGCTAACTTGTATATCATCCACCATATGCTTATAAGCATTTTTGCTTATTTTACTTCTCTTTAAGTTCTTTTTTACATTTTTTCTTAATGCATTAGCCCCTTTTCTTAAAATTCTCTTTTGTACTTCTACGGTGGCTTGTGGCAATTTACCTATTGTTACGTCAAATTGGTCATCATTAACTTTAAATGCCATTATTATTTACCTCGCTAGCAATAATCATAGACCATGTTTTGCTATTGTCTAATGGGTATACAGAGTTTATATCGTACATAATGCCATCTGAAAATACCTTCATAGTCTTATCTATGTCCTCTCTATATCGAACTTTAAACTTGTAACTTTCTTCTGAATTTGTTGCTTTCGCTTGCCAAAATTCTTTTCCTCTTAAATGTTGTTTATTGCTCCACATACCAACATAATCGTCATATTGTGGTTCAAGGTTCTGAACTGGCCCTTCCTCTTCTCTCTTTTTCTTAACTATAATCCAATCATTGAGAGGTTCTTCTAAGTCCCTTAAAATCCATTTCTTATCTTTCAATACTCTTCACCCCCTCTATAAGTTGGAGTCTTAGTATTTCTTTACTGAAATTTTCCTCGAAATACTCTAAACCGTTATTATAAGCATAACGGCAATAATCCATTAATAAGCTCTTTGGAAGGTCTTCTTTTGAAAAGTCTAGTTCCGTGCCTGTTAATCCTTGTAAATGGCTTTTGCCTCTTTTAATAAACCCTTCAAGCTTATCGTCCTCTATATTCATTGTTATTTTTAAGTACTCTTTAACCTCCTGTAGCATTTAATCACCTACTTATTCTAAAAAAATAAAGGGCCATTAAGCCCTTTTAATTATGCTTTAGTGCCACCTGGAAATTGATCTGCATTTGTAACATATACTTGCTGTACAGTTGGTTTTAAGTTGGTTATATCAAGCAGAATAAAGGAATTATTGTCCTTTGGTTGTCCATGTCCATAGAATTTTGTTAAGTAGATCCTTTCATCCTCTAGGAATCTGTATTCATCAGAGAATTCAATTTTGCCACTCTTACCTGTTCCAGCTGCCATTAAATATCTCTTCCCAAGACCAATTATTGCTTCATTCTCTGCTATTCTGGAAGATTGAATAACAGCTGTAGGGAATGGGAATACATTCCTTGTATACATTCCATCCGCTCCTCTTGGTGTAGTTGCTGGCATTATCTTTTTCAAATAATCCTTTGGATTTACAACCAATATAACACTATCAACTACCCTAGTATGTCCATTTTCTGTTTCTGTAAGTGTAGATAATATTTCCCCATAAGAAATAGGGTCAAGGGAATTAAGCTTAACCTTTGCTTTATCCGGATATCCTGTGTCTGGGTTAACTGAACCTTTTAAGTTCTTTCTCATTCCAATAGGTTCATGTAGGTTGGCAGTTTGACCTTTACCGTTTAAAACACCATCTTCTAAACCTAAATATAAAGCTTCAGATAGAATTGTTCTAACATATCTATCTAACCATGCTGGCCCTAAATCCAACATAGCTTTACATACAGGCAAAAATGCCGAAAGTTTATTTTGTTGTAAGTCAATCTTCTTAAATCCAGAAGTTAATTCTTTTATGATTTCAGCGCAAAGTGGTGACCACGTAGCTAATTGGTCGGTATTTGCATTTAATAACCACTCTGTAACTGCTCCTGCATTTTGGAAGTCAATAGCATCTAGCAATGGGTGGCTTGTTGTTAAATCAGTAAAGACATCATCTATTACAGTTTTAGGCATTACTACGTCTAGGCTTGTTAATGCTTGTTGTGGATTATTAGATCTCATTGCCTCGATTACTTTTTGGTAATATTTATTTTCTTCGGATGTTAATTGCCTAACTCCTCTGTTAGACAATACTTGTGTGTCAACTGAATTCATTAAACTTCTCGATTCTTGCAGTACAGATTGCTGAATATTCTCTGCGAAGTCTGTAAATGCTTTTGCAAACTCTTCTTGATTACCCTCAGTTGCTGCTTGGGATAATTTTTGCATAATTTCTGCTTTCTTTTGGTTTTGTACATCTAAATTTATCATATATAAATCGCTCCTTTTAAATAAAAATTAGCGGTATAATGCCGCTATCAAATTTAATACTTTATTTTCTTTTTCTTGCTCTTTAGGTTCTTCTTGTACTTCTTCAACTTGTTGTTCTTCTTGAATTTCTTCACCAGTTTCCTGTACGGTTTGATTTAGTCTCTCTTTTTCACTTTGTTTTATTATATTGATAAGTGACCTTTTTACGCTTTGACTAGCTTTATTGCTTATACTATCAGCTATAATAGATGTAGCAAATCCCATCTCTAACGCCTCTTGAGGGAGTAACCATGATTCATTATCTAACAAATCTTTCAGTTCTTCTTCTGATATGTTTACTATGTTCATGTAAGCATTAATTGAAGCTTTCGTTATTTTTTCAAGTTCATTGGCCTGTTTCCTAAAGTCATTAGCATTTCCAGCAGCTGTTGTCCAAGCATTATGGATCATTAAAAGGGAAGCATTGGACATTATTCTTTCATCTCCTGCCATAAAAATAACGCTTGCAATAGAGCAAGCGAATCCGTCAGTATAAGTTTTAACTTTTGCTTTATGTCTTTTTAATGCGCTGTAAATTGCCAACCCCTCAGCTACTTCTCCGCCATAAGAATTAATGTACACATTTATTACATCGACATCTTGCAAAGAATCCAATTCTTTTGAGAGTGTATAGCTCGATACATCGCTTTCTGACCATTCCCAAGAACTAATATCGCCATAAATATAAATATCTGCTTCATTATTATTTTGTGCTAAAGAATAATATTTTTTCATTTTTCTCACCACCTTTTATAACCCCAATTGGCTTAATAGTACCTTTGCGCTTTCGCAAACTATCCATCCCCTTTCGACCTTGCTTCAATTCTTTCATAGTTTTTAGTCATCCATCTAACTTTAGACCATTCAGTTCCTAAAGGTTCCATTCCTAAAGCTCTAAGGCTATCATCTACACAGTAAGCACCTATTCTGGTAAGTACATCTAAAGCATTAGCAATATCTTTTAATGTTGTAACTCTTATTCTGCTAGTATCGCCTTTCACATAAGTTCTCTGAAGATAGTCAGTTTTCTTATAAAATTTCATATTTATTTCATCACATATATGTTTTACTAGAGGGTTAATGCTAAACATAAGAAGATTATTTACAGCATTATCTGTATCAACTACATTGCCTTTAATCAATTGTGGTGGAACATTAAATCCTATACCTACAAAGTCAAAAATATCATCTATATACGAGCGTACATCTCTTACCTCTCCAACGGATTTACCTTTATTATTTAGTCCTAATTCATCATAGCTTAGTCCTCTTTGTAAAGGCAAAACAACATCTTTCTCGCTTTGGAAAAATGTCTTAAATTTATTATTCATTAAATCTGTTAAATCATCTTGAGCTTGCTTTGTTTGTGGATAACTACTATCTATATTTAAAACTCCACGCCTTGTTTTACTTTTAATATAACTTGTTTGTCCAGCTTTAATTAACTTCGCATATCCTATATATAAGCCATCTATAATATTCTTTACATTAGAATTATTTAAAGTAAGATGGAAAACTTCACTCTCTTTAAAAGTATCTTCTAAAGGGTAATTTCCAACTTGAACATTAGTATAAGTGTTATCTTTTAATGCAAGTTCTTTAGTATTAAAACTATCTGCAATATAGAATTTATTATCTATCTGCACTATTAGCAGTTCATTATCTAGAAATAATTTATATATTGCTTTCTTCCAAAACTCACTAGCACTAAAATTCTGGTTAGGTTTCACATTGAATAAATAATAATTCTCTTTTCTAACTTCCTCGCCTTTTTCATAAGTTAAAAATTCACATTCACTAACACAATTTGCAATTAAATTAATGCAACTTTCTATTGCTAATTGTTTATAAAATAATTCTCCTTCAACACTCCCACATTCGCCATCTAATGGGACTGTTTTGTTTTTATTAAATAAATTTAAGAACCATTCACTTATTCCCACTTCTCCACCTCCTCTCTAGTAAGTATGAACATCTAAGCTTGTATATCCTGTTTGCTCTTGCAGCTCTTCGTCTTTGGTAAGTACATGTATTAAAGCAAAAAAACCATCCGTTTTTCTTGTTTTAGGTTCTATTTTGTAATAACTAATATTACCTTTCTTGTCCGGTTCTTGGTATGTGTTGTTTATATACCAACGCATTGTAGGGTTATCTCCAAAGATTATTTGTTCTTCTGCAAAAATAGATTCTATTAATGGTGCAACCTTCGCATGAGTAATTGGCCCAGATCTAACTGTATGAAGTGGCAACCCAACTTCATCAAATTTTGCTTTTAACAATTTTTCTCTATAATCATCTGCAAATATATCTAAAATGTTGTATTTTTCTTGCTGTTCTAAAAACCAATCTGCAATAATATCTGGTGTTATACTATCGCCATTTACTATGGTTATAAGCCCTCTTTCAACCATTTCTTGTACTGGGAACTTAATAGGTCTACTTTCTATTTCTAAAGCCTTGTGACATACAAATGTATGCTCCATCCAGTACCTTAGCCCATTATGTTTAAATAATAATCCACAGCTTGCAAAGTCAGTAACCATAGCATAATCTAGTGCTCCTAAGCATTGCATACCCTGTAATTCTTCATATGGAATCTCCCTATTTGTTTTTAATATTTTTTCCCATGGGACTGCTGCTGTAAAATTGTCTTGCGCGGGCATATTCATTCTTTTGGTCATAAAATCAATAGCGATATGAGGTTGATATTTCATTTTGATAAAAGCTTTTTCCATTTCCTTTTGTAACTCTGGGAAGTAAAGTAAACTAGGATTAGCTTTTACCCACATTTTTTTGTTCTTAACTTCCTCTTTTTTATCTATTTTATAAATTAGTGGTAGCAATCCTAAATCTTTAATTTTTCCGTTTAACACATCTTTAGCTAGTTGTAATTGTTCATCTAATACACCGCCTCTAACATAACCGTTGGTAGTAATATAAAATATTCTTGAATGTTTTCTCTTCCCGAATCCACTTGTAAAAACTTTTATAGTATCATAGGTTTCATATTCGTGAATTTCATCAAATATCAAACAAGCACTACGTTTACCATCCTTCGTTTTAGCGTTAGATGTATTATATTTAATATAAGAATTAGTTTTTTTATTAGTTATAATTTGTTTTGTCTTTTCAAAAAAACGTTTAGACTTTTCCCAAGTGCTTTCCAATATCTCATAAATGTCATTAAAACTTGTCATTGCCTGTTCTTCACTATTTGCTATAATATCCACGTTATAACCCTTAACGCCATGATAGTGAGTTGTAAGATACCAACTTACAGGACTTATGAACCCATTCTTACCGTTACCTCTTCCCATTACAATTAAGAATTCATCAAATACAACCATGTCATTTGATTTATAGTAACAATGAATTAAAGCAAAAATAAAAAGCTCCCAATCCAATAACTTCACTTCGAAGTATCGTTCGGTAAGCTCTATAGCCTTATCAATCATATCATGTTTTATAATTACATCTGGATTGCTTAATTTTTCTTCAACTAAATCCATAGCTTGATGTAATTCTTCAGAAGCTGGAATTTCTCCACTTCTAATTTTATTTATATAACTATCTATATATTTGTTAAATTTACATTTCACCGTCATCATCACCATCATCAGTAGAAACTGGTTTTAATCCTAACTCTGATAATATCTTTAACATTTGTGTGGAAGTTTTGTTTAATTCATTTATACTATCATTTTTCTTATATCCCCATTGCTCTTTACCATTTTGATACTCAATAGTAACGCCACGTTCTTTAATATCCTTAATAAGGTTATTTTTAATTTCCCATAAGGATATGTAGTCCTCTACTAAGTCAATGTAAACTTCTCCAGTTATTTTATTATTTCTTAATTGTTTCAATAAATCTTCTTTTATTAAACTTCTTTTAGTAGTCATACCACACCCCCTCATGCGAGAAATTTCAAAAATATAAATTGTATTGGGGACACCTCGGTCTGTAACCTTCCCGAAAAAACTCAAATTTTTGAGTCGGGATACTCACCATCTCTCTTCATTCTTAAATTTCTTTTTATAATGCAACTGTTGGAACTTCTGCAACTTTTCTGGATGCACTTCATTGTGGCATGTATAGCATAAGCTTATAAGATTACTATCTGTTAATGCTAAGTCTATTCTATCTTTTAAATGTTCTATATGGTGTACACATTCTGCCTTACTAAACTTGCCATTCCTCTTACACTCTTGACATTCATTGTTATCTCTTTTGATTATATCTTTACGTTTGTTTCTCCATTCTTTACTTCTATAAAATTGTTTTGTATCTCCTCTTTTGAGTGCATCTATTATTTCTTTCCTCATTGTATATCGGTATATAGGGTATACCTTACTCACTCTCCTTTTATTATCTTCTTAACCTCATTGAGTTCTTTATCAAACCTCAGCACATCTTCTAAATCCTTTATTCTTTCCAATTGTTTCTCTATTCTATTTAGCCCTTCTTCAAGCTCTGTAATATCTAAGCCTATTTTTACTGATAACCTTTTTATCTTGTCCTCTTTGTTTGTTGGTTCGTACAGTTTGGCACTTTCTACTTTACTTTGCATTTTTATTATTTGATTTCTTATTACATTTACATAACCCAATGGTACTAACATACCTTTACACTCATTACAATTCAGACCATCTTTATCTTTCTCATAAAGAAATGTTTTCCCACAACTCTTACATTCATATAATACTTTACTCATTGTATCTCCCTCCATATTCTTTCTTTTATTTCCTCTATACTTAATTCCTCATTGGTCGCTATTCTAAGCTTACATCTTTCCATTCTCTTATAATCAAATTCAACACTAATACCACATAATTTTTTATCCACTGTGCCATCCATGCAAAATATTGAGTATTCATATTCTATCTTTGATAACTTTATATCTTCCATCCTTAGTTCGTTCTTATTGTTCTCTCTAATAATCTCCCTAAAATCTATTCTTCTAAGTTTCTTGCTACCATTAGGTAATTCAAGCAGCATCTCAACACCTGTACATTCACCAAAACTATTCATTACATTGTTAACTTCCAATATTCTCACCTTCATGTTTTTAATCTTATCTATATTCATTCCTTAGCCTCCCATCTGTTTCAATCTACCATTATCCCTTTTATATCTTCTCTGCCTCATGCAATCTTCTACATCTTGGTAAGGATCAAGTGCTACCTCCAATTCTTCACACTCTTTCCATTTTTCACAAAGAGGATTAAAAAAGGAACACGCACATTCTAAGTTGTGTTTGTTCCACTTCGTGTACAATACTATTTTCTTTTTCACACTCTCACCTCACTTAATTTTAAAATAAAAATAGCACCTAGTTTCCTAGGTGCTACTTAACAGCTGTAACCACTTGTAATCCCTGTTGTGTTACTGCCTTTATTACCTAATTACATATTAACACATTTTTTACTTTATTTTGTCTCAAATTTATCTCAAATTTGTCTCATTTTTATCTCACTTTATTTGAATAGTACGGCATCAAAATTATAACAACTCTTTATTGTCATGTATATTGCCTATCACTTCATAGTAATCAAGTTTTGTTGCGTGGTCAATTACACCTTTATGTGAAATATATTCTAAGTAAAACCCATATGCAACTTCATTGTTATAGATTTTATTATTATTTGCTTGGTATTCCCCGAATCTAACAATAGCTACATTTGTATCTTCTTTAATAATATCTCCATCGTAAATCTCTTTTCCGTTTGTATCTTTAAAACCTGTGTATTGCCCACAAGTCTTTTCATCTACGAGAATATTATAAAAACTTAAATAATCTTTATTAAAATAAACTATATCAACTCTATTGCATCTTTCACCTAATACAGTAGTTAATATACCGCCATAAACCCATTCCCCATTCCCTGCATAAGGATTGTTATCTATTCTCTTTCCTCTAAATTTAGTTTCCATATTATCACTCCTTAATAGTATTATTTTACTATTAATTACCGCACTATTCAATTTTCAAAGAACGATTTCTTAATTAGTTAAGTCGCTAACAATCATTTTATAATGTTACACCAGTTAGCAATATCCTCGATAAGTTCCTCTCTTTTCCTATAAGCTGTTGCTCTTGCCATTCCTAACTCGTCCGCAACTTCTTCTATGCTTAATTTTCTTTTGTATTTTAGTTCTATAAAATTATAATCTTCTTTGCTTAACATTTTAATATTATATTCAATAGCATATGAGCTTTCTTCTATTTCTCTCATACTTGCCTTTAAGTCTAATATCTTCGTTAACTTGTAGTCCTTTTCCGTTTCTAATCTTTCTATAGCCTTTATTAATTCACGTTCTGCGTAGCTCGTACAATCTGAACTACTCTGAACCCTTTCCTCATAGCTTATGGACCTGCTTTCTTCCGTTATGACTACATTATTATTTTTTATATCTTCTGTTATTTGCTCTACTTGTTTTTCTAGTTTCTCTATTTTACACTTAATACTTTTTATTACTTCTTCCTGCTCGAAATAATTATATAATTTTCTCTCTGTGCTTCTAAATAAAGACTTGTCCATCCACACCCTCCTTTATAATCATGATTGCATTTCCTATATCATCTGTCTTAATCTTCTTACCTCGGAATTCCTGTAATATTAACGTTCTCTCTTTTAGCCTGTCCACTGGTTTGTATGTCTTATAAGGTATTGCTACTACTTCCAAACTTAACACCTCCTAAGAATTAAAATACTCAGCTCTTGCATACGTTAGAAAACTCCTATAAGCTTCTAGTTCTAACCTTAAATTTCTCATAGCTTCAATGCACACTTGAAAATTCATTTCCGAAATATCTCTTGTAAATCTCAATCTGCTTATTTCTTCGTCTCCTTTTGCTATATCACTTATTATTGCAACTGGTAACTTATCTACTTGTCTTAGATATAACAGTTTCTTTCTTAAAGCTATTCTATATTCCATTTCTGCTTTGCCTTTTTTAACTCCTAAAGTCTTTAATTCATCATTTCCCTTTTGTAAGGCTATCTTACAATGTTCTATATTTTTCATTATCTCTCCTGGTGTCATTTAATCACCTCAGTTATTTAATTATTTTAAAATTCAATCTATTATCTTTAGCCTGTCTTTCAATTGCTACTTTACTCATTTTATAGTTGCTACATTCTTCTTTAAAGTTTTTGGTTAACTCTAGGTTGTCCATGCCATAAAAGTAACATTCATCGCAATTCATACAAGAAAAATCGCCTTCAAGATAATATTGATCGTCTACACTATTTACACAGGTATTACATTTGCATTTTTGGCATATCCACATTAATACAACCTTCCTCCCATCATTCGAGAAATTATATCTTTAGCATAATAACCTTCTTTATAGATTATTAGTGTTTTAACTATCTTCATAGCCTGTTGTCTGCTTATACCTAGTAACTGGTGTATATCTGTTACATTGTAATATTCTCTATCAAATAATTCTTCTAAACGGTTTTGCAGTTCTTTTTTAAATGTTAAATCTAATTCTCTATTCATATGTGGACTGTAATTTCCTCTATGATGCTGAGGGCATAAATACATAAAGTTTATTTTAATGTTAGCCATATATGAGGCTTGACTTTTAAAGACTGTATGATGTAATTCTGTGTTATTATTGCCACATATTCTACACACGTTCATGGCTAACACCCTCCAACTGTAATTCTATTCTAGGATTTTCACTGTAGTATTTTTCTACTGTTAAACTTACTATTTGACTATCATCATCAAATGCTATTTTGTTAAGACTATCAAGCACAGCCTTTGCTATATTGTCTAAATCGGGCTTTTTAGTAGGTCTTAACGTTTCTTCTAACATCTGCTCCCTTTTCTTTTTAGTCGTACTCTTAGGTATCGAATAATAAGTTATTATAGTTGCCTTTATTTGTCCTTCTAGCTTTCTATTGCCTGCTTGATCTATATAACAAGTCTTAACCCAATTTTCATATTGTATTGTTTCTTTAGGTGTAAATGCCCTACCTGTTTTAGTGCTCATACGTGGTCTTGCCTTTGCTTTCGGCTCTCCTGGTATTACTATTGCTATCATTTCATGCCCTCCTAGTTATTTTTCTTTCTTAAAGACTTTCCCAATGTATTAAAACGGCATCCCGCATAATCTATCTCTGCTTTCCTTGCCCTTTTCTCTCTTCTCTTTTGTATAGCTTTATATGTTAACTCTGCCTTGTCAGCATTGCTTAAATAACCAAATTCCATAAGCTACCTCCTCTGGTAGATAGGCTAGTGCGAACCTACCTACCGTTTATTTTTATATAGTGTTTTTCGACTTCTTTTTAACTGTGTACTACTTCAATATTTAACTAGTACACCTACTTTATAAAAGTTCCTGGATTAATCCTAATCCCTCTAGTGACTATTTAATTTCTTTGTAATTTCTTTTATAAACATTTCTAAGCAGTTATCTTTCCCACAAGTTCTATAGAAATATTTACATCCTTCTGTACAAAGTCTATATTGGTCACAAAACACCTTAAACTTTTCTTCAATTTTCTCTCTGTCCATTAATACCCTTCTTCCTGCCTTTTTATATTTATTTCATATTTTCTTCTATATGCACTCTCTACTTCCTTAGCTGTAAATCCCCATTGTAATCCATTAGAGAGGAATAGGTGTAAGCCATCAGCATATTCTTCAAGTAATACTTCTCTAGCTTCTGGTCCTTTATTTGACCAATATTTAAATGCCCTCGTTGCATTTGCAAATTCTGATACTTCTACTTGGTAAGCTAGTAGTAAGTTTGATGCTAACCCTTCTATATCTTGTCTTTTAGTGCTAGGGTGCCTTTTCTTTATTATTAGATCATCTAATTCTGATTGCATTTTATATAATTCTTCTAATGTCATTACTTCACCCCTATCCATTTGTCATCATTTATAATTTCTTGTATTTCTTCATTTGTGTAATGTGTGTATCTTGTATAGTAAGTGTAAATATCATTAATATCGTCTTCGCAGTCCCAATCTTCCCGCATAAACTTTTTAAAACCATCCCCCACGAGACTTACCAGAGTCCCCATAGGTCTTTCTTTCCAAATTATTTCATCATCTTTTAAATCACAGAAGTTATTCGGTATGCATTTGTAAGGGAAGTTAGGTCTATATACTTTAATAATATCTAGAGCATATCCCGAAGCCGATTCATGTTTTAACTTTTCATCATATCTATTTAAATGCATATAACTATCTTTCCCAACAAGTATATCTCCAGTGACTAGATATCGCTTACCCTCTCTTGTCTCTACTACGTTTTTCGTTTCTAATTTCATTTTTATTCCTCCTATATAAACATCTTAATAAACATTTTTCTGCTAATACTTAACCTTGTGCAAGCTTCGTCCAATGCTTGTCCTATGCATCCGTTATAACTCTTTCCTGTCCTCTCCTGCTCCTGCTGTGCTAGTTTAGCCGTTAAGCTAATTACATTTCTTCTTAACTCTTTATTGCTCATAGTTTTACCACCTTTGTACCTAATAGCTGACCTATATTGAAACTCTCTTTATAGTTTTTGAATTTAACTAATATATTATGGCTCGTTCTATCTATTACCCTTCCTCGTTTAGTTCCCCTATTATCGTCTAATTCTATTTCTAGTTTGTCCCCTTTAACATAAGGAATTACTAGCTTTTTAACCTTTTTCATGTTTATCCCCCTCTTCTTTTAATTTGATATCGCAACTATACGTATTCTTAAAATTGCCTTGATAATCTGTATCTGCTTTTCCATAAGGGCAAATACTGCAATCATTTATTTCGTAGCAAACTTCCAATTGCTCATTTGTCATAATTTCGCTCCTTCGCAATTTATTTGAATTATGAACTATTTCTTATGTCTTTTAGTAAAACATTTATGGCAATATCCATCATTATTTTTAAATTCTTTTTCTGTGATTTTTGTATTGCAAATATCACAAATTTTTGTTTTATTTTCTTTGTTCATATTTACCTCCAATTATTTGAATTGTGAATTAATTTAAACGTTTCCCACAACGCTTACAATAAACTTTTTGCCATACATATTCATAGCCAAACATATCTTTTATGTGTTCTCTTACTGGTATGTGTCCCAAAAGAAAACATATAATATTTTTCATTTATATAACTCCGCCCTTTTCGTTGCAATTAAATCGCATGGTTTCTACTCCGTCTTCATATACATATAACCAACCATTTTCAGCATACAGGGCTTCATTGCCTTTTAATCTTCCTGTTTTCTTGTAATATTCTATATACTTAATAAAAGCATCTACTACCATATTGACCTCCTTAAATTTACTTCGTAAAATAATCATTTTGCGAACTGTCTATTTATATTTCTCCATTAATATCCCACTGAAACATCCTGTACCTTTAAACTTCTTGCACCTTCCACCAGCTGAACATTTATCTTTATCTGTTCCGTTTCCTCCACGTTCACATTCATTACAAGCAACCCATAGCATCCCATTGTTATCTCTAAAGCTATTCATTCCTATTTCCTCTCTTTCTCCGCATATTCAAATTTAAGTGGCGTAAAAACCAATTTACTGTACAAATTATTAATCTCTTTAACCGTATTTTCTTTGTTGCTGCTTAGTTGTTCCGTAAGTATGTTCCTTGTGTTAAGCTCCTGCATTTCTAAACTCTCCGTATTCTTTTTAATCTCTCCCATGTTATCCATAACGTTATCCTCTAGACAATTGATTCTACGTTCTAAATATTTAAGCTTCACATCTATAGCTAATGTTCCAATAATAACCGATAGCGATAAAACTATTAAACAAAACTCTATAATCATGCCTATACCTCCTCAACCCCTATGAAAATTATACCTAGAATGTTTATATATACTTCTTCACCATCTAAAGGGATATAATCGAGGTCTAGTCTAATTTTTGTATTCCCCTCATAGTCGAAATATTTTTTTTGCTCAAAGCTAAACTCCTTAAAATTTGTAGTTACAATTTGTCCGCTTCTATACACTATTTTTACTCTTTTCATCTTTATCTCTCCAATCTATTTAATAAATTTTCTCATTCTGTAGTTGCACTCTTTAGTGAATACAACCCCATATTTACTGCAACATTCTAATATCCTGCCACCCAATGCCTCGTCCAAATCTAGCAACATATTAGGTGTACACTCTGTGCTTATAAGAGTTGGTAAATAGTTAAGATATCTGTAGTTAAGAATAGGATATATATGTTTCATGTCCACCTCTGTTAGTTCTCCTGTTAACCTACCTCTCTTAACTTTATCCTTAAATAGATCATCTATTATAAGTACTTTAGCCTTTTGGTATCTTACAACTAATTTATTATAGTATTCATCATCCATACTGTTAGCCTTAAGCTCTCTCATAGCTTCTAAGTATGGCGTATACACCACTGGAATTTTTCTTTCCAGTAATGCACTACCTATAGCAACTACGATATGTGTTTTACCTGCTCCAGGTTGTCCCATAAGAGCAAAACCATTCTCTCTAGTGTCTTTTATAGTGTCAAAGATTTTAATGTATTCTACAGCCTTATCACGAGCTTTTATGGTACTTTCATTATAAGGTTTGTATTCTTTCAGCTTCTTTACATCCTCCGGCTTTACTCCGAAACTTTCCCATAGTCTTTTTACATAGTCCATTTCGTAGCACTCACACCTAGAGTATTTATCATCAATCAGTATCCATTGTGTATCTCTACACTTTTCACATCTGTAACTATTCTCCGAAACACGAGAAGTCGTATTCTTGTTTATCCTCTGAATTATCTTTTCTATTTCTGTCATGCCCTTTCTGCCCTCCCTTCTGTTTTCTATTCTCCGAATATGCTTTTGCTTGATCTAAAGTTTTAATACCGTTACTATCCCAATCCATAAGTATACGTTCTATATACTTCCAATTCCTTACGTTGTTCTCTGCTGCTATTTCTATTGCTTGTACAACTAATTCATTTCCTAGTGTATTTGACCATTCTCTAATACCTTCTATTTCTATTGCTCCTGGCATAGGGAATATATTATTTTGATATACCTTTATTGGGTTTATTTCTTCTTTATTATTAATATATTTATTATCATTATTATCATTATTTATATTATTATCATTATTGTTAGTGTTCCTCTGTTGTTCCTCTGTTGTTCCTCTGTTGTACCCTCCGTTGTTCTTCTGTTGTTCTTCTGTTGTACCTGCGATTTGATATAAGCCCCAATTTACAATGGTTAAGCTTGTACCTTTTGGTGTCCTGTTAAGTTCTATCATTCTTTCACTAACTAACGTCTCTAAAAACGTTCTTACCTTCTTTCTGCTCCATCCCCATCTATCTGCTAGTGACTGGTCTGAAGTTAAGAAACTACCTCTTCTAACATCAACTAATTCGCCCTTAGAAAATGTTTTTTTATCTTTGTGGTTGGCTTGAAGGAGAAGATCAATCCAAGCTTGTCCTCTAGCAAAAGGCTTATCTTGCCACAACCAACCATCTTCCATTGCTCTGTATAAACTTATCCACCCTTTTTCTTTTCCTTCTGCCATTCTTTCCTCCTAATCTAACGATATAACTAAGGTTGGTGTTCCTGTTAACCTTTCGAATTCATCATCACGTGCAGAACATTCAAACAGCGTTTTCTTTATTTCTATTTTTACACTGTCTTCGTCATTGAAATTTTCAAGAAGTTCTTTTAAGTTTTTAATCTTCATCTTAACCCCTCATTCCAATCTAAATATTTATCATAAAATTTGTTGTAATCCATGATGCGCTCTTCCTCGGTTTCTTCTCTTTCCATTTGAGCTAAGTATCTTTCGTAAGCTAAATCTATATCTAACATAATTACCCTCCTATAGCTCTAAATAATGCAATATCTTATCTATCTTTTTGGTATCTCTACAGTAATCACATTTTTCGCACCTAGTAGGTTTCATTTCACCTTTTTTAACTTTTATGAAATGTGGTAATAGTGTTTCAACTTCTAATAACTTGCCTTGTATAAATTCAGTTCCCATAAATATTACAGCTTTGTCTGGTACTGGTTCTTTAGATACTGCAATTATGTGTGGTTGAAAGTAACTCCTACCGCCTCTATTAAGCCTTTCTACCTCTGCATATACTGCCATTTGTAATAGGTAATCGTAATACTCTATAAAGTTTTGCTTAATGCCTAAATCTTCATTCCAGTATTTTTTATGAATTTCCCTAGTTGTTTTTAAATCTACAAATACTTTATTTTTAGGATTATAAATATCAATCATGATTTTCCACTTTCCGCCAAAGAGTTCAGTAGTCATAACTACTTCTTTTTGTCCTTCTCTAACTCTCTCTACTGTAGGATCACTAGATAACGTTTCTATCATTTTATTGCCTATTAGAAAATTAGATTTTAATTGTCCTTTTGTAGCTCCTCTACTAGAATACATTTCAGGGTGACTATCCTTGAATTCTTCCAAAGTTCCTTCATTCCAAGCATGGACATAACTTCCTAGTAGAAAAGCTTCATTCTCTCCATCTGTCCATTCTCCATTAAGCTTGGCTACAGTTTTAGCTTCACATTCTCTAAAAGATTTAAATTGTGATACTGAAAAGTATTCTCTATCAGCTTCTAAACTAAAGTAATTATCTTTATTTAGTTCCATTAGTTTCTCCTCCATCAAATGGGCTGCCTTCGAATAAATCTTGTTGAACTTCGTTTTGTTCTTCTGACTCAACTTCTTTATATTCAACGTCCGTTACCTCGAATTGGGATACTTCTTTTATTGGTTCTTCCTTGTTATTAGAAAATTCCATTCCGCTTGCTTCATCAAATGTTTTCTTTTGCTCTATAGTTTCAAAGTCTAGTTCTATATTCTTGCAAAGTCTTCTTAAAACTGTCTTTTTATACATTTCTCCCGTGCTTTTAGACCATGCTGTACTATTCTTAGCCTTTGAATAATTGTTCCTAACTCCCTCAATTTCTTCTTTTGACATTGTTTCGTACATCATACTTCCGTCTTTAAATAGTGCTACTGCAAATGCTCCGATTATATCTCCATTGTTAAATGGGATAGGTTCAAAGTCTAAGCTCTGTTGTCCGTTCACAATCTTTTCTGTGAACTTGTCCTCTTCTCTAACAAGCTTTGCATATATATCCTTAATTGGATTTACACTGTATTTTTTAGCTAATTTCTTTTCGCCTTTATAATCTGTTTGAAATTCAGCTTTATTCCCATATACAATGCAGTAACACTCTTTAGTAAAGAAATCTAATCCTAGATAAGCGCCCTTCATTATCGTTCTAGCAAGGGTATATTCATTGCCTTTTAGCTTATCTAATCCAACAGTGTCTTTTAACACTGTCATAGCGTTTTGTTTAAATCTAAGAGCGTCAAACCCTGCGGGTAATGCTTTAGACTCTCTTTTAAGTAATTTATCTACATAATTATTAGTTGTCTTTAAAACTAAATCTGTATCATTTGCCATTATTTTTAATCCTCCATTTGATTTTTTATCTATTTTCTTTTATACTGTACTTAACGATTTTTTATTTTTGCCCTCTGCAAAGGGCTTTTTTTATGCTAAATATTTTCTAAGCTTACTTAATGCAGCTTTTAACACCCTCGATACATTAACTTGGGTCATGCCTAAAATTTCTCCTAATTGTGTTTGGTTAAAGTCTTCAAAATAATAGTGCTTTATAGCCTTTTGTTCTTTAGGAGATAACTTCTTTAATGCCTCCTGCAAGTTGATAGATTCGCACATAATATCTAAGCTTTCGCAATCTTTTAACGTATCTATAAATTCAGTTTTACTGCCTTCTTCTACATACATATTCAAACTTGCAAGATTTACATTTGTATTAAACCTCTGTCTAGCAGGTGCAGGATAAAACTTATCATCCCTTATTAAATTTAAAATTTCCCATTTTATTTTTCTAACCGCAAATGTTGAAAATTTAACTCCTACATCTGGATTAAAGTTCTCTGCGGCTTTACAAAGACCTATGCATCCAACTTGTACTAAATCGTCAAAATCATATCTGTCTTTATATACTTTGTGGTATTTGCCAGCTACCCAATTAACTAAGGGCATATGATCCTCAACTTTCTCTAACTTCTCCAATTTCTAACCCTCCAACAACTTATTTATTTCTTCTAAGCTAAGCTCTGTTATGTCTCCAATAGTTTCTCCTGTTACGTTGTCATATACCGTTGTACCATCTATACAAGCTCGCCTCTTTTCTGCTATTCTAAGCACATCTTCCAAGCTTGTCCTTTTACCGAAACTAATGCGATGGAACTTTATATCTTTTGTTGTCATCTGCATTACTACGTTAAACTCTGTGTCGTCTAGGTTTAGGTTTGATAATAGGCTTCTGAACATATTAATCCTCCTTATATTTCTCTCCACAGAAAGGACAGAACACATAATTAAAATTAACCTTCTCTTCTTTGTGTTTCTTTTCACCCTTTTTATTAAGATAGTCATATTCTATTTTTACAGGTGAATATAACCTTATAGATGGGTTACTAAGCATAAAACAAGCATTTTCCATCGATATATTTGCTATTTCTCTATCGTGCCATTCTTCGAATTTAGTTGGTAATTCTCTTAAACTATCTTCTATTTCTTTAATGCAGTTACACATATTAATCCTCCTCTATATACCATTTACCTTTTAGAATTTCTTTAGTAGATATTGGCCCTCCGAACTCATCTAATACCGCATAATAGCCATTGAGAGAAGTCCCACTTTTATAATACAATTTACCACTATCTATCTTACAATAAACGCCCTTACCTTCATTGAGGGCTTTTATAGCTTCCATAAATGGCACTGGTTCTTGGATTAATGTCCATTCATCATCTAGCCCTATATTACCTTCCGCAGTTTTCTCAACCTCACGCTCAATTATTGTAAGATATCCATTTCCTGCTGATTGTAGAAATGTATCTTTAAGATCTATGCCTACTTTTTGGATTACCAATCTGAATTTTAATTTTGGATTTTCGCTCAACATTTTAATTACTTCCCATGTTTTATAAGTTTTCATTTTATACCTCCAAACCTTTATTAAAATATTTAAATCCTTCTACAAAGTCTAAGCTTTCATTTTTTAAAATCCTTCTCCAAGTATTTCTATGGTGTCTAAAATTTAAGTTTGGTTGTTCTGCTCTAAATCCAGGTTTCTTAAAATCATCTTTAGTTATCTGAACTACGAGCTTTTGAAATTTATTCATATTACGCCTCCATTTTGTTTTTAATAAACTTATTTATGAAATATATTTGTCCTTTGCCTGTAACCTTTGGTGTCTTGCTTACACTTATGTGTCCATCACTATGCGTTATTGAAGTTTCTTTAACCTCAAACAGCTCTAAATCCATTGAATACTGAGTTGGCATATTATAATCTGTGCCTTTTCTTTTTATTAGATAACCATTATCTCTAAGCCATATAAATAATCTATTTGCTCCTATATTTACACCATTTTGTTTTATTAGCTTGGCTAAGTCTCCAACTAAGATTGAAGTTTTAGAAGCTTGTACACTTTGTGCAAATATTACTTGTGGCTTTTGCTCCTCTAATTGCTTTTCCTGTTCTGCATTTTTAAGTTGTAATATTTTCTTCTCTTCCTTCTCGCGTTTTAGTTCTGTTGCTACTTTTATTAATAAGTCGGGATTGTTTAAGATTTCATCTTTGGCGTACATTCCATGTTTTCTTATGCTTGGTAATACTTCATCAAACACCCACTTCTCAAATTTCTCTGCTTGTGGTAATTGGCTTTTGACTATAAGTCTGTATAAATCACCTTCTGGTATTAAGTTAGTTTCTTGTATTCCGCCATTAGAAGGTATCTCCATTTTACGGATGCCTTTGCAGTGGTCAATTACCGCTTGACTTGGCTTCTTATACCCTAAAGCTTTGGCAATATCTAACCCTACAAAATAATCTTTATCATCAATGGTTATTGTTCTAACTTGTCCAAACTCTGGATTATTGAAAATCTGTAAATCTGACAATTTATCCTCTCCTTTGTTTTATTTTCCTGTACTCTGAAGTACAAATTATCTACTCTTCATATTCAACAAATATCTCCTCGCTATCTCCATAACTGTCTAGAATTATATTTTCATATCCTTCACTTATTCTCATTATTAATATTTCAAAATCATTTAGATATCTTAAGCTTCTTAAATCTGTAGTTTTCATATATTGACTAGTATATTTACTATCTTCTTTTGGTTTCCATGCATGTATGCTAAATTCAAATTTTAACTCTTCATCTTCTTCACATTCAAATCTAACCATAAATGTTTTATAACTACTCCATGTTTCGCTAACTTCTTCAACATCAAAACTCGTAGTGATATATGCACCATCGCAATCAAAATCTAATTCATTTTTATCAACTTCATCTTTACAATATTCATTCCATTTTGAGAAAATATCACTTATTTTTAACTCTCTTGGAATATCTTCACTCGTCATTAACTCCTTAAAATTTTCAAGTAAATTTCTATTTTCTAAGGTACTATTTTTTAATACATCAGTTAATACACTATCTAGCTTTATAATGTATTGTGAGTAATCATAGCTTTCTAAATATGGAATCATAACTGATTTTATCCTTTCTTCTACAACCTTTTTTACATCTCCACCCCAACTAAACATGTCTTTTACTGCTGAAGCTATACAACTTTCTAATTGTTCTGATAACACCTTTTCTATTATTCCTTTTTCTAATTCTTTTGATATACAATCTTTTATGTTGTTCTCTAAATTATTCATTTTAAAATCCTCACTTTCATTATTTCCCTTATAGTAAAACTAAATAAACTAACCTTTCTTGGCATTGACAATAATTAAATTACGTCTCCTCTTCTTCTGTGTCCTACTGCTAATCTTCTGTCTATTCTTCTAAATTGTGTGTAGCCTTGGTTTAAAATCCCTATAACCTTTGGTATAAGCATTTCTTCTTTCCAAGTAGCTCCATAAAAATTTTTAATAGTTATGATTGAGTTAAACATTTTTAACCTCCTTCTTAAAATCTACTACGTTCCAATACATTCCCTTAGTCACTGGTGGGATATGCTGTTTAGCCAGTGCTTGTCCTACAAATTACTTTTATACAACTTTTTCTTCTTCTAGAAAACCTTCTTTATATCTCCATCCTGGGCCCATTACAGCTAATACTGCTTCTTTTGTTTTGTCTATCCCAGATGCTTCTTTAATTACAATTATTCTTTTCTTTCCATCAACTAATTCTGTTTTAATTTGCATCAACTTCACCTCTTATGCAACTATATATTTTTTCTACATCTACATTTAGTACATTAGCTATTTTTATAGCAGTTTCTAATTTAATATGTTTTCTTTTCCCGTTTGCAATTTCGTTTACTGTACTTTGGCCTATTCCTCCAACTTTAGCAACTTCATACATAGTAACCTTCTTTTCTTTTAGTAGTTCTTTAAACGTCATATTCTTTCTCCTTTCTCTCCGTTAATGGAGTGCCATTAGCTAAATATTAACTCCATTAGCGGAGTTAGTCAATTTTAGAATATTCCAAATTTTACTGTTATTATAGTTTAGCTCTCTATTTCTTTGTTTCTTGTTGTATTTCACTAATATTTATATCTAATTTATGGAATTAAAAGTAATTACTCACTTTCTTTGTCGCATAAATCCCATCATTCACCTCTTTACTTATTCTGATATTAAATATATAATAGTTCTGTAAACGGATATAATTATAACGAAAAGGGGTTAGATTAATGAGTATAAGTATTTTAGGATTAAATATAAAAAAAATTAGAGAACAAAAAGGAATAAGTGGATACAAATTAGCAAAGCTAGCACAAGTTGGGAGTGCTACAATAAGTGAAATTGAAACAGGTAAAAGACAAAGCCTAAATTCTTCTACAGTAGAAAAGATAGCTAATACTTTAGGAGTTAGTGCGAATGAATTAATGGCTACAGAGAATAATGTTGAATATGTGGTTACAGACATAGAGCAAACAATAAACTTAATTTTAAGCTCGGATGAGTTGGTATTAGATGACATAGAAATGACTAATGAAGAAAAAATACAATTAAAAATGGCTGTTGATATAGCTTTGAATTCAATAAGATCACAAAGGGGTAGAAAGGATGATAAGTAATGAGAAAGGTTGCTTTGTACGGCAGAGTTAGCTCTGATGAGCAAAAAGAAAAGCAGACAATAGAAAACCAAACAGAAATACTTGAAAGTTATATAGATTTTAGAGAAGATTTAACGGTCTATGATACGTATTTAGATGATGGTATAACTGGAACTATACCACTCTATGAAAGACCATATGGCAGTGCATTAGTGGAAGATGCTAAAAATAAATTGTTTGATATTATACTTGTTTGGAAGGTTGATAGATTTGGTAGAGACACACTTACAGGTCTACAGACAGTTGAGGTATTAAGAGAATATGGCATTGAAATAATAAGTGTTACGGAACCATTCGACTTAAATACGCCGATAGGAAGATACCAATTTATCAACTATCTGAATATGGCAGAATTAGAAAGGAACAACATATTAGATAGAATGTACATGGGTGCTAGTAGAGCGGCTAAAAAAGGTAAGTGGATGGGTGGTATCGTACCATATGGATATATAGTAGGCGATAATGGTTATTTAGAAATAGAACCCAAGGAATCTAAAATTGTAAAGAAAATATACGAATTATATATAGAAGAGAAAATGCCTTCATCTGATATTGCTGTATACTTAAATAATTTAAACATTCCAACCAGTTCGATGTCTAAATATAAGAATAGGCATCGCAAAAACCCTACTGAAAAATGGAGAGCCAATAGCGTAATGAGAATATTAAGTAGCAGTACTTATAAAGGCATACACGAGTACGGTAAACGAGGTACTAGAAGAAAAGAACTTATATTAAGAGAAGTACCTGCAATAATAAGTGAAGAGATTTGGGAAGAAGCACAAAGACAAAGAAAAGAAAATACGATAACGTGTAAAAGAAATACTAAAAGAAGATTTTTCTTGTTAAGAGGACTAATTAAATGCAAACATTGCGGCCGCTCTTTTTATGGTATAAGTTATAAAAATAGCAGTCCTGTATATTCTTGTAGTGGGAAAAGAGGGGACATTGTTAAAATATTTGGAAAGTGTGAAAGCTTAAATATTAAAGCAGAGTTGCTAGAAGAAGATATTTGGAAAGATTGCTTAGATATATTAAAAAATTATAGTAAATACATAGATGCAATTGAAAATGATAATAAAGGCAGTAATGAAAATATCGAAGAAGATTTAGCGAAATTAAATAAATCTTTAACTGACAAAAGGAATGAAAAAAACAATATATTAACTCTTTTTAGGAAGGATTTAATAACAGTAGAGGAATTGGAGGAACAATTAAAAGACATTAGAAAAGAGGAAGAAAAGATTTCAAATCTAATTGAAGTTTTTAATAATAGATCTAACGAAGTAAAGTATAAAGATGAACTAATAAGCAGTATGTCAAATAAGCTAAAATCATATGCTAAACGATTAGCCGTCTTAAGCATTGAAGATAAACATGATTTAATTAGATTACTTGTTAAAGGGATAGAAGTAGATACTGCTGTTGAAAACGGAGAAAGATTGCCTAAAATCCGTGTAGTTTATAATCTGCTCAAACTTGAAACTTTCACGGACAGGGATTCATGGCAGAAACTAACATAAAGTTGGCGGGATATGTATGAGTATATTTAACTCTTGATATCGTAACTACTCTATCCTCCATAGGTTGTCTTAGTGCTTCTAAAGTTTTCTTATTAAATTCTGCAATTTCATCCAAGAATAAAACTCCATTATGAGCAAGAGATATTTCCCCAGGAATAGCATTATTTCCACCACCAATTAAAGAGTTTGTAGAAGCATTGTGGTGAGGCGATCTAAAAGGCCTTTCTTTTATTAAATCCCCTTTGCTTTTAATAAGTCCTGCCACACTATAAATCTTTGTAACTTCTAAAGCTTCCTCTTCTGAAAGAGTTGGCAATATTGTAGGAAATCGTTTTGCTATCATGGACTTTCCGCAGCCTGGAGTACCTGACATAAGTATATTATGTCCACCTGCCGCCGCTGCAATTATGTACTCAATAACATCATCTTGACCCTTTACATCTTTAAAATCTAAAATACTTTCTGATCTTATAATATGTTCATCTTTATAATCTTCTATTGTATAAGTGCTAACCCCTTGAAGAAAATCAACAACTTCAGAAAGCTTATTAAAGCCAAATATATTTATGTCACTAACTAAAGATGCTTCCTTTATATTTTCTTTAGGTAAAATAATATTATTAATTCCTATTCTCTTTGCTTCCATGACCATTGGCAATACTCCACTACAAGGACGTAAATCTGCATTCAAAGAAAGCTCTCCAATAAATCCATAGCTTTCAAGGTGAGGAAATGTAACCTGTTTACTTTGAACTATTAGACCTATGGCCATACCTAGGTCAAAATGAGAACCACTTTTTTTAATATCCCCTGGAGCTAAATTTATAATGATTTTCTTATTAGGAAAATGAAATCTAGAATTTATAATTGATGCTTGAAGCCTCTCCTTAGCTTCTTTAATTGCAGCATCACCTAACCCTACAATATTTATAGATGCTGGCCCACCTATAACATCCGTTTCTATATTTACTAAATATCCATCAACGCCACTTATAGCAAAACTATTAACCACTGAAGCCAT